GGCGGTGGCGCCCGGTCGCATGGCGTAGCAGCCCACGTGCGCGAGGCTGGCGAAGTTTTCGTTAACGGTAACTTCGGGGTTGCTCTGGCTGTTGAGCCACTGCTGCAGGGCGGTTGTCATGGTGTGGTGGTGTTTAGGGTGGTGGGGTAGCCGTCGCCCACGGTGGCGCTGCGCTGCACCACTTGCAGGGTGATGGTGGCGCCGGTGGCCAGGCCATCGGTGGCCATGTCGGCGGCGGTGTAGGTGGCGGCGGGCGTGGCGGCTTCCAGCGTGCGCAGCAGGGTGGCGCCGCTGTAGATGTGCACTCGGTAGGCTTCGACCTCTTCGCCCAGCGGCACGCTCACGCCCACCGCCCCGCCGTAGCGGTAGCCCAGGCGGGTGCGGCGTTGCCAGCTGATGGCCAGATCGCCGGCAGAGGGCGCAGCGCGCAGGTGCACGGGAGCCAGCGGGCGCAGGCACACGGCGGTGTTGGTGAAGGCTTCGGCCGTGGCGCTGGAGAGCAGCAGCCCACTGGATACGGCCTTGACGGTGGCCGGCGTGCCGACCTGCGATGGCTGGTCTGTGACGCGGCGCAGTGCGCTGCCCAGCAGCACCACGCGCGCGCTGCTGGCGCTGCCGGCGGTGGCGGCCCAGTCGGTGCCGAGCTGGGCACGCAGCAGGCCGGTGATGCGGTAGTCGTTTTCACCGTCGGTGGTGCCCAGCAGGTCGGCCTGGCGGAAGCGCAGCACTTCGCTGCCCACGAGCAGGGCGTTGGCCGTGCGGTCGGCCTGCAGGGCGTCGCGCGTGGTGCTGGCGAGCTGGCCCGATACGCGCACGGTCAGCACGGTGGATTCGTCCATGACGTTGCGGCCATCCCACGCGGGCAGTGCGCTGGTGGTGGCGCCCAGGGTGGCGGCCTGGTCGCTGGTGGCCACGGTTTCCCACTGCTCTGGGAGCCATGCGCGCACCAGCACGGCGCCGCGCCAGATGTCGGTGGCGGTGGCTTTGTTGGGGGCCATGGCCACGTAGTAGCCGGGCGCGTTGTCGCCATCGCGCAAGAGCGGCACGTCGAGCACCTGCCACCAGGTGGGGGAGAGCTGGCGCACGGCGTCGCTCAGGGCGTAGCTGGTGTCGGTGATGGCCTCGGATTCGAGCGCGGTGGGGTCGTCTTGCCGCAGATCGAGCGAGGCCACGAGGCCGGTGTCGGTGCGCTTGTCCACCAGCATGCGGTGGGTGCGGCCGCGGCCGTCGGGCACGAGCAGCACGTCGCCGGCCTGCACGTGGCTGTAGGGCGGCGGCAGGCCGATGCTGGCCGTGACCATGGCGGTGATCTGGTCGAAGAGAAGCGCGTCGGCCACCAGCTTGGCTTCGGCCGGCAGCAGGCCCAGGCCGAGCTGCACAGACTGGGTGCTGTCTTGTGCGCCGAGCAGGCGGGCGCTGTGTTCGGTGGCGGTGTTGTAGTCGGCGGCCATGCTGGGGTAGCTCAGCGCCACTTGTGCGGGCACCTCCATGTCGCTCCCCGTGTTGAGCGCAAAGGGCTCGCCATCGGCGGTGGCGTCTTCGGCGGTGGCGAGGTCGTCCCACACAACGGCGATGGGCACGGCACTTGCACGGCGGCGGAAGACGATCTGATCGCCCTTGCTGGCGTGGAAGAAATAGGCGGTGGCCAGCGTTTCGAGCGCAGCTCGGGTGGTGCCAACCTGCGCCAGGGCCATGGCGCGCACGGGGCGCGTTTCGGCGGCGAGGTCTGAGCTGTCCCATTCGTCGGGCTGGTAACCGGCGCGGGTCATGAGCTGGTCAACCACGGTGCGCAGCGGCACAGGCTCTGTGTAGCCCACGTTGGCCACGCTGCAAACAGGCGGCTGCAGCGGCATGATGGCCGCCGCAGGGTTTGATATGGCGCGCACAAGATCGTATTCAACCGTGGCTTTGATGGTTCCGGTTTTGTCTGCCGCGTTGGTGGAGCCACCCAGCAGCACGGTGGAAGAAGCAAGCAAGTTGGCCGGAACTGCCGCAAATTGACCGACCAAGGCTTCGTTGATGTAAAAGCGCGTCCTCGGAACGGATGGCTCAACGTGTACGGTGGCGCGGAACAGGCCAGCTGATGGCGCTGCAATCGTGTGATTGAAATGGCCGTTGGACGGGAAATTGAAGCTGATGACAGAGACCAGGCCAGCCGCGTTGAACGTGCACCAGATCGAGAACGCAGCCGTACCGTTGGCCCCGCTGGCAGACGGACACACATAGGCCACTGTGGCCATGCTGGCTTTGGTGGGGCCACTGGCCGCCGTGCTGGCCCTGAACACGAAGTCGTAAACGACCGGAATCGTATGGTTGGGCGCCGCCGTCAGCGACCAGTAGATGCCACGCGGCAGCACGTCGTCAAAAAGCCATCCATTGACATCCACCACGGCGCGGCCGCTGGCATACGTCCAGGTGGTGCCTGCAGTGGACGAGAAACTGGCTACGCGGGATGCACAGGCCAGGTCGGCCGGTGTGTCGTTGTTGAAGTCTGCATAAAAATACTCGCCGCTGTCGGCCGGCGATGTGGTGGCTGTGCCCACCTCAAACGTGAGGTTGGGCATCTGGCCACTTCCACCCAGCTGCAGGCCGCGAATGAGCACGGTGGTGCGCCTCCGGTAGGCGGGCGCGTTGCCCAGGCCCACGGCGGCTTCGTAGGTGGGGTCGGGCAACTGGTCTGCCGCGCCGGTGTAGACGATCAGCTCGGACCAAACACCGGAGCGCTCACCACCGCCGAACACCAGCTCGCCGTTGCTCCACACGCGGGCCACGCCGGCGGTGGTGTTTTCGCTCAGCAAAATGAGCAGGTCGATTTCGTAGGTGTAGCTGGTGTATTCGCTGCCGCCGCCCTTGCCCACGCTTTCGGTTTTGGCGAGCGGGCGCTTTTTGCTGGCCCACACCACCTGCCCGCTGATGCGCGGCGCGCCGGCCACCCAGGGGATGGGCTGGCCGTATTCGCTGCCGGTGTATTTGAGGTCGCCCAGGCGCGGGCCCTGGCTCTTGGTGCCGCCAAGCAAGGCGTTGCCCAGCATGCTGCCGGCCATCCAACCCCAGCCACCGAAGCCGCCAACAGCCACGCCAAGAAAGCTGCCGCCGATGAATGTGCCAGCCGATGCACCCAGGGCTGCAATTGCGAGAACGGCCATTTACGCGCCCTCCCCCGCCGCGGAAAACGTGGGAACAACCGCCGACACCGCGGGCAGCGCGAAGCCGGCCACGAAGCGCATGCCGGCGCTGAACAGGAGCCGTGTTTCCACCACACCCCGGCCGTTGATGGCGTGGATGATGGACGGGCCGCCGTGCACGTAGTTGCCCACCACACCCACATGCTGGGGGTGCTGATCGAACGCGACGCACAGGAAATCGCCGGGGCGCAGATCGGCCAGTGGAACCTCGGCCAGCAGGCCGCGCAGGTGGCGCATGAGGGCATGGCCATCGGGCTGGCGGGCGTAACCCGTCACGTCAAAACCCTGCGGCAACACGCCCAGCGCGCGGCTGATGCCGATGAGCAGGCCCACGCAGTCCACCCCCACGCCTTGCAGCCGGGCCTGGTGCACCCAGGGTGTGCCCAGCCAGGCGCGGGCGTGCTGCACAGCGGCGGCGGCCAGGGGGTGGCGGGGTTGCAGGGGGGTGGCGGCGGTGGCGGTCATCAGGCGGTCACCATGTCGTCGGTGGTGGGGCGGTGCGGCTCGCCCTGGAAATTGAGCACGTTGCTGAACTTGTCGCGGCAGTCTTCCAGCCGGCTGCGGCAGCCGGCCACGGCGGTGAAGGTGTCGCCCACCTGCACAGGCAGCACGGCGGGGCGCACGAGCGTGAAAACACCGGCCTCGAACGCGCGCACTTTGTGGCTGAGGCCGGCGTTGTCGCCAGTGAGCCAGGTGATCACGCCTTCGCCAAACCAGTCGGCTGCCTGAACGGCTGCGCTGGCGGTGAACACGGCGGCGCTGGTGGCGGTGGTGACGGCCAGGCCGGTGGTGGTGAAGGGGATCAAGTCCAGCGTGCAGCCGGGGCCGCCCAGGCGGTCGCGACAGGTTTTTGTGCTGACGGCGCCCACCGGCTGCTGCAGCCGCTGGGTGAGCCCGCGCAGTTCGGCGCGGATGGTGGTTTGCCCGGGGATGATCTGCCCGAGCGTGCCGCGCTGGCGAACGTGCACCCAGTCGGCGATGGTGACGGGGGCCGCGTCCCACCGGTAGCGAAACAGGCGGTAGCGGGTGTTGGCCCAGCGGCCGGCGAGGATGTCGTCGCGGGTGAAGAGCGACCCATCGTCGAGCGTGGTGAGTTCGAGGTTGTCTACCTCAAAGCCGGCGCTGGTGGCGATGCTGGAAACGTCCAGGCCTTGCAGGTGGGTGAACTCGAAAGCCGTCTCGGTGGCGTGGCCCCAGGTGGTGAGGTCGAGCACGAGGGGAACGTCGGCACTGGTGAAGCCGAACAGCGCACCGTCGGGCCGCTGCAGCAGCAGCGCCCAGGCCATGGCGGTGCCGGCGGCTTGCGTGTAGGCCTGCAGGGCGGCGGGCATGGTCACAGGCGCACCTCTTCGAGTTCGAGGCTGGGCCATTCGGTGATCATGGCGCGGGTGCCAATGACGCGGAACGCAGCGGCCGGATCGCGGAATGCGGCCGGGATGTGGAATTCGCCCACCCAGGCGTAGGTGTCGCCGGGCAGGTGGCCGGTCACGTCGAACAGGCCGGTGGTGGTGTCGAGCGTGGTGGTGGCGGTGACATCGGACGCGACGGCGCTGCGGGTGCGCCAGATGCGGGCGCCGGACACAGGCTTGACGATGGGGCGCGTGAAGGTGCGCGATCCGTACACGTAGAGCCGGGCCAGCTGCCATGTGCTTCCGGCCACCAGCGTGGCGCTGGTGTTGGCCAGGGTGGCGCGGTAGTCGCTCCAGTCTTTGAAGCGGAAGGCATCGGCATCGCCACCGACCACCCAGAAGAAGGCACGCAGGCGCTCGAACTGATCGGCAAACTGCGGCGGGTGCGCCAGTGTGAACAGGTGCAACGGGTAGAGCGCGTCGCGGTTGGTGTGGCGCCGGCCGGTGCCGGTGTATGCCTTGCTGGTTTTGAACGCAGGGCCGCCCACCATGTTGGAGCTGATGTCGGTGGGGAAGAGTTCTTCGAAGAAGGCCATGGTGCTGTGTGCCCTGATCAGCCGTTGCGCGAATTGGCGATGGCGAGCTGGCGCGAGATGTCGCGGCCGAACTGCTGCGCGGTGGCGCGGCTGGCGCCCTGGGGCATGGAGACGCTGATGTTGTAGTTGTAGTTGTGGCTGGTGCCGCCGCCCAGCGCGTGGTTGGGCACCACGGTGCCGCTGGTGGCGGGCTCGAACCACTCGGGGCCGCGCTCGCCGACGATGTAGCCCTTTCCGCTCTGGACGGGGCCGCCTTCGGCCTTGAACCCACCGAACAGGCTGGACGCAGCGCTGCCCAGGAAGTCGCCGATGGCGCCGTTGCCGCCGCCGGACTTGCCGGTGAGCAGGTCGCCAAACAGGTACTTGCCCAGCTGCGCAGCCGCGGCCTGGGCCACCATGTTGTTCAGCATCGAAACGAAACTGTCGCCGATGTTGTCGAAGTTGCCTTCCATGATTTGCTGGAAGCTGTTGCCCAGGTAGTCCTGCATGTTCTGCGCGGCGCGCTGGGTGAACTGGTCGAGTTCGCTGATCTTTTCTGTGACCTTTGCTTCGGCCTCATAACGGTCCTGCGCCGCTTCCTGGGCCCGCATGTACACATCTTTGTAGGCCGGGCCGAGCTTGCGAAGAAGTTCGTCCTGCCGAGCCAGTTCAATGTTCAGACGCTCAATGGGAGTGCGGGTCGCTTCAAAAAACCCAAGACCCTCGTCTTTCAACTCTTGCTGAGCGCGAGCTGCGGCCTCATTGAGATCTATAAACTGCTTTGTTGCGACGTTGATTTCTTTGTCAAGGTCGATCTGCCGGGCTGTTGCCTTGAGCTGCTCCTCCAGCTGCGGCGTGAGCTTTCCGATGCTGCCCGCCCTGATGTCGGCCAGCAACTTTTCGTAGACAGTCAGCTCATCAGTTGCCTGCAGCTGGTTTTTAAGGCCGGCGAGGTAGCGAAGACCTTCCGCATAGGGGTCTCTGGCGGCAGCGCTGCCACCACCACCGCTGCGCCCACCCCGCGAGCCAGAGCCAGACGATGTGGGCGGCAGGCTGAGCGACATCTTGGGCGGTGCGCCGCGGGCCAGCTTGGCCAGCTCGGCGGCGCTCTGGTCGGATTCGTTGGTGATGAGGCCGCTGGCGGAGCGGCTGCCCGCTGGAGAGCCGGCAAAGGCCCCTCGCGCAGCGGCCCCTATTGCCCCGGCGGGGCCCGTCGCAAGCGAGGCGTATTTTGCGATGTCAACCAGCAGATCAAGATAGCCCTTGCCCTCGTCGCGGGCATGGCGGAATTTTTCAATGGACTGATTCAACCCCGTGATCACATCGATCGTGATGGCGCGGCCGGCATCGGTAGCAGCGGCCTGCAACCGGAACAGCTCTTTGTTGAATTTCTCGACCTCTTCGGCACTGCTGTCGGACACAACCCCGACGAGCCTTGACTGGGTGGCCAAGTCCTTGACAAACGGCGCAATATCGCGCGCCGACTTGCCGAACAGTTCAAGGTAGGCGCGGCCTTTCTCTGGACCATCGGCAAAGCCGTCCATGGCCACGGCGACCTGGCGCAAGGCTTCGGCAGGGTCGAGGCGCTTGAGTTCTTCGATGTCAAGGTTCATGGCCTTGAGCACGGCGCCAGCGCCCTTGTCGGGGTCGGCGTCTTTCAGAACGCCGTTGAACTTGACCAGCGCGGTGCTGACAGTTTCGAAACTGGAACCGGTTTCGCGGGCGATGCGGTCGAGCGCGCTGATGCTCTCGACGCTGGAACCGGTCACGTCCTTCAGGTCGTTGAATTCGTCCACCGCCCTGGCGGCTTCGGATGCCAGCGCCACGATGGCGCCGGCCGACACGGGCACAGCCAGCGCACCCAGCGCTCCTACCGCGGCGCCTTTGAGGGTGCCGAGGTTGAAGCCGAGCTTGTCCACGTTGCGGCCAACGGCCGCGAAGGCCGCGGCGGTGCGGTCTTCGGCGCTGAGAACGATTTTGGGCTGGTTGCTGGTGGCCATGGTGGTTCAGGTATCAAGCCGTGCGTTGATGGCATCCACCTGCTGCTGCAGGCTGGCGGCCCCAGGGGGCGCAGGTGGCGGGGCGGGCGGCGCCCACACGTCGGCCGGCATGAGCTGGCTGGATTGCCAGAGCGCCTTGTCGTTGCGGGTGAGCGGGCCGTTGTGCACAGCGGCGAGCAGCTGCGCATGGCGCTGGCGATCGGCCGCTGGGTGCAACTGCTCGTGCTGAAAAAATGTGATCCATTCCCCAAACTCCTGTGCGCTCATGCGCTGGCCCAGCTCTTCCACGGTGCAGCCCAGCCGGTGGGCAAGGACGAAGGCGAAACGCCGGTCCGGCTGGGATGTCAGTTTTTTAAGTTCGTCTCGTCGTCATGGCCGCTCAAGGCGCGTGATTTGCGGTAGAGGCCGAGCACGGCGTCGGGGTGGGCGGCGCCGAATTCGTTCCACTCCTTGGGGGTGTAGAGCGGCAGGCCATCGCCCAGCACCACGGTGCGCGCCAGGGTGTGAAAGACGATCTGCCCACCCGCACGGCTGTGCGCCTGCTCGGGCGTTTCGCCCGGCTGCGCCGGCACGGCGGCCAGCTCGGCCTGCAGCGCACTGAGCGCGAGCCGGTCGGCCAGCAGCAGGCTGCAGACGATGACTTCGCCACCCAGGGCAGGTACGTCCACGCTTTCCTTTCGGACCACGGGTGCGCGCACGTCGGCGCGTTGCAGCAGAGCCATGGCGATCAGGCGGCGTAGGTGGTGAGGCGGCCGCGCAGGCGCAGGCTGACGGGCGTGGTGACGGGCTGACCGCTGCTGCCGGTGGGCGCCAGGTTGGCCGATGCGTAGGCGGCCATGTAGATCTTGGCGCCGGTGGCAAAGGTGAGGCTGATGCAGCCGGGGGTCTTGATGTCGTCAAAACCCTTGAGCGCCAGCAGCGCAGAGTCGGCGGGGTCCCACAGGGAGCCAAACGAGAAGACGATGGGCGAGCGCTTGCCTGGAATTTCGTAAGACTCGTCGTCGTGGATGGTTTCGATGAGGGTCCCAGCGGCATCGCCACCGGAGACGCTCACATCCTGGAAGGTGGATGCGCTGGCACCGAAGGTGACTTCTTCGGCGGTGCCGCTGACGAAGGTGTCGAAGGTGGTGGCATCCACGCCTTCGAGACTGAAGGTGTCGGCTGTGACCGCAGCGAGCACGCGCACAACGCGGTAGTCCAGCTGGCGCATGCCGTTGATTTTGAGCAGCAAGATGTCGCCGGCGGTATAGCTGTGCCCGGTGCTGCTGACCACGGCCGGGTTGGCCTTGGTGATGGCAGAGATGGTTTTCGGAGCAGCCAGGGCCGTTTGCACGGCCACGGCGACTTTGCTCCATACGTTGATGTCGGCCATGGTTCAGGCTCCTAGGTGGGGTTGTGTTTCAAAGGGGGGTATCGGGGGTTTCGCTGCGGGTGAGTGCGGCGAATGTCCAGGCCTGCTCGCGCAGGGCCATGAGGCGGTCGGCATCGCCTGCGATCTGCTGGCGGCTGGCCTCCAGCCGTATGCCGAGCTTGCACAGGGCGGCCAGCGGGGCACTGGTCTGGATGAGCTTTTCCACGTTGAGGCCCAGCTCGCGCGCCTGCAGCGCGGCGGTGCTGCCATGGGCCACCACGCACTGCACTTGCACCGAGAGCGTGCGCTGGTCGGCACCGTGCACGGTGTAGGGCTCGATACGCTCGCCATCGCCAGACTCATCCACCAGGATGGCGGGCAGTTCGGCGGCCTGCAGCGGGTCCACCCGGTCCACAAACACGCGCGGGCCGGCCACGGTGGCGCCGGCCACGAGCGTGGTCTTGATGAGGTCGAGTATCTGCTGCTGGATGTGGGCCATGGCGGGTGTGCTGGGCGATCAGGCTTTGCGCAGGGTGAGCGTGGTCATGCCGGTGCCGTCTGGCTGCATGTCGGTGACGGACCAGGTGTCGGCGCCGATGTCGAGCGGGTTGCCCTGCACGAGATCGGCCACGTCCACACTGCGGGCCAGCGCCGAAGGCTGCGAACCATCGGCCAGACCACCGAACTGCGCCGCATAGCCGTTGTCGAAAATGACCTGGAACTGCACCACTTCACCGTGGCGGGTGGTGGCGGTGGCTTGCGCATTTGAAACATGGCGAAGCGCCGCAACGGCTGTGCGGGCTTCGATGGCTGCAAACGGCGACGCCACAACGCGGGGCCTCGGTGCGATCAGGCGGCGACGGCGGTGTAGCAGCCGAGCTTCATCGTCACGGTGGGCGATGGGTTGACTGCAGCGGCCACGGCAATGCCCACGCACTGCTGGGCGGTGGCGGTCTTGTTGACCACTTTGTTGGTGGCGTCCCAGTAGAGGCGGTCGCCAACGGCGATGGCCAGGGCGCTGGTCTTGGCGATTTCAACCACGCCTTCGGTGACGAATTCACCAGCCGTGCTGATGGCAACGTCGTTCGCAGCCACGCCGAACAGGCTGGCGCCGAACAGGTAGCCGACGCCGGATGCAACGGCTGCGGCCGGGGTCAGCGTGAGGGTGTCGCCTTCTTGAGCAAAGTTTTTCATGATGGATTCCTTGAGGTGTTTTGGTGTGCCGGACTCGGGCCGCGCTCAGGGCGTGGCCCGGTGTTTCATCAGGCGCCAGCGGACTTGTGCAGGCCCTTGTTGTCGATGGCCTTGGCGGCAAAGTCGAGGCGGCACTTCATTTCCACGCCGTCCACTTCCCAGCCGTTTTTCGTTTCCACGACCGGGCCTTCGGCGCCGTCGAGGTAGCAGTACTCCACGGTGTCCACGGCAGAGCTGGAGGCCACGCCGTACCAGGCGGTTGCGCTGGATGCGTCCAGCACGGGCTCGACCACGGGCTCCACAGCGGTGCGGCCACCGGTGCGGAATTCGTTGACGGCAGACTGCTGAGCCGGCACGTAATTGGAACTGGTGAGCTTGTAGGCAGACTGCTCCAGCGCGGCGGGAACGATGAGGTAAGCCGGGGTGAGGTTGAGCTCTTCGTTCTGTGCGCCTTTGATCTTGCGCATCATGGTGCGGGCAGTGCCCAAGCTGGTTTCGCTCAGGGCAGACGGTGCACCGGTCTGGCTGTTGGTTGCGTCGTAGGTGGCGCCGGTGAGCTGGGCGTAGGCCAGGCGGTTTTCCAGTCGGGCAGCGGAGAAGCCGAACGCGGTGACCAGGCGGTCGAAGGCGCGCAGGTCGTCGTTGACGATGGCCTGGCGCGTCATGGCGACGATGCGGCCATAGGTGATGACGCCGTAGCTGGTGCCCGCGTCGGCGATGGTGCCGTACTTGAATTCACCGGCTTCGTTCACTTGCAGCAGATCGGGGGCGCCGGAGAGCTGCACCACGTTCATGGACTTGAAGTCGGGCGCGTTGGGCGCGCGGCGGGCCCACACGCGGTAGGTGCCTGGGTTTTCTTCGTAGCTGTTGCGCAGGCGCTTGCCGGCGACGTTGGCAAACAGGGCGGAGAAGTCGCTGGTTCCGTGCATGCCGGCGGAGCGGTAGCTCAGCATCTGGCCGGCCAGTTCCATGCGGCTCATGCCGCGGGTGTTGACGCTGTGGGCCTCCAGGAAATCGCGGCCGATCTCCAGCAGGCTCATACCGCGGAACTGGCGGCCGTTGTCGTCCAGCGCCACGGCCGGGCTGATGCGGTTCATGATGGCCAGTTCGACGCCGGCCATGCGCACTTGCATCTGGTCGCGCACGGTTTCGATGCGGGGAGCGGCGTTGCGGTGGCCACCGGCGGCGGCGTCGTTGCGGGCCAGGGCTTCGACCACGGCGGCGTTGGCGCGGTTGATGTCAGCACCGGAGCGGATGAGATCGGGCGCCAAGTGGGCCAGGCCGTGGCGGGCGCACAACTCGCTCACTTGCGCGGTGCGTGCCAGCAGTTCGGCGGTGTTGTCCACAACCGGGGCAGCGACAGCAGCAGGCTGCTGAACGGCCGGGGCGGCGCGGGTCTGGTCTGGGGTGGCGGCGGCCGTGTTGGGGGTGCCGCCCTGATCGATGACTTGGGGCATGGTTTCCTCTTGGGTTGGTTGGGCGGCTGCCCGGGTGATGAACTCGCAGGGCGTGCCGCCTTGCGAGGGTTGCGAGCGGGTGCCGCTGCCGGCATCTGCTGGAACGGGAACAAAGCTGATTTCGTGAGGCGTCCAGCGCGTGGCGCGGTAGAGCCACACAGGCACACCATCCGAGCGGCTCTCCGGCGGCACCATTTCCATGCGCTGGATGGAGTAGCCCGCGCTGATGTGGCGGATGATTCCGGCCTCCACATCGGCGGCAATGCCGGCCAGCTCGGGGCGCTCGCTCAGGCGAACGGTGGCGTGGCCTTCTTCACCCACGATAGATGCCTGGGTGACGACGCCGATCACGTCTTCAAGGCGGTACTTGCCGTGGGTGTTGAGCACGCTGGCGCCGGCCTGCATGCGGGACAGGTCCACGGCCTCTTCGCTGACGACGAGTTGTTCGTCGAAGTAGCGGTCGCGGCCCCAGTCGTATCGGCGGACGATGGCACCGGTGGTGAACACCACGTCCACGGTGCGGGCGGCTGCATTGAAGCTGCTGGGCTCGATCTGGGCTGCGCGCACCTGGGTGGGCAGCATCTGTGTGGTGTTCATGTCGGGCATGGCGGGTACTTTCTGGCGTGGGCTGTCTCAGGTGGCGGCAAAGCGTGAGACTGTTTTCATGGGGTGGCCGCCGCATCGGCCGCCGGATCTGCGGCTTGCATGGCGGCCTGGGCGTTTCCGCTCTTGAGGGCCAGCAGCATGGGGAGCACGCCGTCGGCCTGCAGGCGGTCAAAATCCGACTTGAGCTCGGCAAATACAAGGTCTGGTTTGTAATTTCGTTGACGGAGCTTTTCGCTGAAGCTGGACAGGCCGGCAGCGATTTCGTCGGCGTCGGCTTTCACGTCTTGCGCGGGGTTGACGTATTCCCACTTGGGTGTTGACCAGTCGTCGCGCCAGGCGCTGCGCTGCAGCGCGCCGGCCATGACGGCGAATTCGTAGAACTCGGCGCGCGCGCGCTGGCACAGCTGTGGAATTAGCAGCAGCCACTGGACTTGCTCCACGTCGCGCTTGAAGTCGATGCGGCGGATGCGGGCGCTGCTGAAATTGACCTTGGTCATGTCGCCGGTCATGCTCTCGTATGGCACACCGATGCCGGCAGCGATGATGTGCTGGCCGTGGCTCACGTAGTCCACATAACCGGGCGCTGCTTTGGGCTCCACCACGGTGACGCTCATGCCTGCAGGAATGGCGGTGATGCCACCGCTGGCAAGCTGGCCCAGATCGCCTGGCGTGAGGGCGGCAGTGCCTGCTTCGCCGTCTTGCTGCTGCAACTGGGTAAGGTCTCCCGTGGCCAGCACGGAGAGGCGGGTTTCGAGGTTTTTGCGGTTGAGTTCGGCGTCTTCGTAGATGCTGAGATCGCGCACGCGGGTTATGACGGGGGCCAGGCGCGAGAAGCCGCGGCCCTGCCCTGGGCGCTCTGGCCGGTACAGGTGGATCACGCGGCTGGCTGGCACGGCGCGGCTTGCGCCTTTGCGCATGCTGCCCACCAGCTCGCCGGGGTGTTGGTCAAAAAGCCAGTAGGCGGTGACTTTGCCCAGGGCGTTGTATTCAATGCCGTTGACGACGCTGTTGCCGCCTACGGTGCCGCTCTTGCTGCTGTCGAGCCAGTCGATTTCCAGCAGTTGCAATTGCATGGGCACGGCCAGGCCATCGGAGGCGGCGCGCGGACGGATGCGGATGAGCACTTCGCCGTCCACTTCCATGGCGCGGTAGGCGCGGGCCTGCAGGCTGTAGAAGTTGCCCAGGCCGTCGGCATCGGCCTGCTCGGCCCAGCGGTCCCAGAGCGCGTCGATGCGCTCGGCTTGCGCCTTGGGGGCCAGGCTGCGCGGGGCGATGCCGGTGCCGATGGTATGGCTGACCAGCGTTTCGATGGCGCGGGTGATGTAGGGTACGCTTTGCACCAGGGCGCGGGCACGGATGCGCAACTCGGCGGCGTCCATGGCGTGGTCGGTATTGGCGCTGGCGCCGGCACGCGATGGCTTCCAGCCGTCGCGGCGGCTTGCGCCTTCGTAGGCGCGGGTAAGCTGTTCGCGGGCGATGTTGCGCATCAACCCAGCGCGCGGGCTGAAGTAGCCCACCACACGGTCGATGATGTTGGCGCGGGCGCGCTGCGCTTCGCTCTGGCGGACGGCCATCAACGGCGCTCCCGCGCGGTGGCGAAGGTGAAGTAACCGGTGCGCACGCGTGGTGCGCTGGTCTGGCTGCGCAAGCCTTCTTCAATGGCACGCTTGGCCTTGAAAAGGCTGTCAATGTCACGGTACGTGACGGTGCGGCCTTGCACGCTGACAGTGAGTTCACCGCTGGAGATGGCGGCGTCGATGTTGGCGAGGTCTGCGGATGTGAAGGCCATGGGCGGCAATGTGCCGCGTGGGCTGTCTCACTTCTGGCGGGCGTGAGACTGTTTCAGTCTGGGCAGCTGTCGCATAACACCAAAAAGCTGTCGCGTGTAAATGGCGCAAGACTTTGAAAATCAACAGCTTGCGTGTGCAGTATCCGGGTTATACGACAGGCTGCGTCGTAGAACTTGTGTTCTGTAGCATCGTCTGTTCGCGCATGGTGATCCACACGCTTTGTGTTGGCGTCACCATCAAAGCCGAGTGCTGATGCGTTGCAGCCAGCAGCTTCTCCATCAGGTCGCGCGCCCGGTCCTCAAGGGCCTGCGGATCACACGGGAAGCGCGGATAGTTCAGCAGTCCGACCACGTAGCCGGCTTCTTCGCCGCCTGTGTAGATGAAGGTCGTCGGCTCAATGGTCACGCACAGGCCGGCTCGAAGGGTCTCGGCGCGAATGGCCTGCTTTGCGACCTCAATAGGCCCGCTCAAGTACAGCCGGACGACGTGTGTGGTGGCGGTTTCTGTCTTCATGCGGTGTATTCCTGCTCTGCCATTTCGCAGAAGAAAGAGCACGCGGGCAGCTTCTCGTTTCGGCGAACCGGACCGTCGCCCAGGTCGCGCAAGCTAAACCGCACGTTTGTCGTTCTGTCGCGGTGCAGGTATGCCCCCTTGCCGATGGCGTCTTGAACCTGACACAGTTCCTCAAACTGCGCCGGGAAGTCCTCGCGGATCGCTCGAAAGTAGCCCTCGCCGCCCTTCACGCATCCGATGCAATTGGCGTTGTCGTAGCCCATCAGGTACATGGCTGGCAGCGCAATGCCAGCGCGCTGCACCATCGCCTTGCAGTCCTCTTTGTCCAGTCCGGCCTCGATCAGCGGCGCCCGTGCTGGGCGGTCCGGGTTGCGCTCCTGAAAGTCCTCGAAGCGGTCGGCCTCGCTGGCGTCAAATCCCAGCACCAGCACGTCGCCGGGCAGCTCCACCGTCTTCAACAGTTCGCGCTTGAGCGTGGTGGTGCATGGCGCCCCGCGCTGGCCCTTCATGTAGCCGCGCCGCTTGAACACCGTGATGATGTTGGCCCCGTATTTGGTGTCACGCAGCACGGTCAGCGGAACACCGAACCAGCGTTCGCACTCGGCAGCAAAGCGGCGGTTGTCCGGGTGCTCGTTCTCAATGTAGGCATTCAGAACCACCAGGGGCAAGGCGCCAGCGTTCTGCGCAATCGCCAGTTTGGTGGCCACCGCGCTCGCTGCGCCGCATGAGAATTGGCAAAGTAGTCTTGTCATTGGGTTTCCTCAATCAGCTACAGAACTCGACGCGCCAGTCGGACGCTCCGCGCCGCTGCGCTCTGTGTTCATTTGTTCCCGCCCGCCTGCTTCAAATACCGGTACACGCTGGCCCGGCCAATGCCGAGCTTGCGTGCCACCTCGCGGGCGTTGCGCCCGTTGAAGAGGGACAGCACCCGCGTGGCCATGGCCTCGCTGTTGGGCCTTGGCAGCACGGTGCCGCGCAGGCCTAGCAGGCGGTGGCGAACAGCGGCTTCTCCCTCTTCCCTGATCTCGGTCAGATCCGGGTAGGTTTCGATCAGTACCTCAAAAATTGCAGTCACCAGATCGGGCGCGCGGTCTGTCGCTGGCTGCACCGTGCTCTGGCCATGGAACAGGGGCGCGGCTGCGGCTTTGCTGGCTGGATTGCGGGGGATGGTTTCTATGGTCATGGGTGGGCGGATTTGGGTTCAACGTGCGGTAGCCAGGGCTTTGCGGAATTCGGCAGTGAAGTGGGCGTCGAAGCGGCTGTCCACGGTACGCTGGGCTAGGGCTTTGAAGTCGAACCGGGGGCGGTAGCGGGCGGGCTTTTGGTCGAATACGATCACGGGCACGAGCTTGCCTTTGCCGCCCGGGGTGGCGGGCGGGATGCGGCGCCAGATGCCGACGGGCGCGTCTTTCCAGCCGCGGCCGGTGGGCTGGCCGTAGAAGAGCTGGATGGGGGCCGCGCCTTTGCGGCGGCCGCCGTTGACGTTCAGGCGCTTGGCGAGCACGGCTCCGAGGCCGCCGTCTTTGGCGGCGGCCTTGAGCTTGGCGATGGTGCCGCGCGGTATGTTGCCGAAAGCATTGAGCTGGATGTTTCCTGGCAGCTTGATGCCGGCGGCGCCAGCGGTCCGGATTCCGCCTGAGATCTGCAGGGCCATGTAGCGCGCCTGGACGGGGCGAAAGCCGACTTCAGACTGCAGCTTGTCGCGCCGGGCTGGGCTGATGTAGGTGCCGCGTTTGGTGAATTCGGTTGGGTTGTCGAGAGCTCGCTCCAGCGCGGCCGGGATCTCGCGTTGCACGTCTTGCGCGGTTCGGGTGAGGGCCACGGCGGCGGCGTAGCTGACTTGCTTGGCCTGCACACCTATGGCGCGGCGCACGGCGTCGAGGTTGTGGGTGATGTTGATTTGCATGTGGTGTCACCAGTGGCGTGTGAAGGCCGGGCGTTGGGCCTGGCGGGTGGGTTGGGGTTTCTGGGTTGGCTTGGGCTGCTCGGCCGGGGTGGCGGCTGGCGCCTGGGTGGCGGCGGCAGCGGCTGGGGCGCTGAACAGGTCAGCCGCGGGTTGCACGGTGGCTTCTAGCTGGGCCCAGCGCCTGTCGGGGAAGTTGTGCAGGCCCAGGCTGTAGGCGGCGTGGAGGGCGTAATTGCGGCAGTCGAGCACTTCGTTTCTCTTGCGGCGTGGAACCCAGCGGTAAGTGTCTTTTCCGTTGACTTTGACCAGGATGCGCTGCTCGGCGGTGAGCTGCTCGAACCATTCGCGCGGGAGGTCGGCCGCCATGTGCACGAAGCCTGGGCCGGGCTTGGTGATGCCGAGCTGGCCGAGCAGCAGGTCTTTGGCGGTGTCCACACCGATGCTCCAGAGCTTGATGCCGTTGGGCCACTTCTGGCCCTTCCAGTTCACCTCCATGCTGCTGGCGGAGCCGAGGATGGGTTTGTGCTCTTCGCTGGCGCCTTTGATGGCGCGCAGGCAGGGCAGCTGATGCTGGGTCTTGCGCACCCAGTTGTATACGGCCTGGGTCTGGTCTGAGCTGTCGATGGTGATAGCGCTCAGGCCCATGCTGCCGCCGTGCCACGCCTGGGTATAGCGGCGCTGGAGGTATGCGGTGACGAGGTCCCAGTCTTCGTCGTTGGCGGGGTTGCCTTCAATGACGTGGTGGTCAACGGTCCAGCTTTCCATGCCGCGGCCCCAGGCCCACACGGCGATTTCCCAGCGGTTGCGCTGCACGTCGATGCCGGCCGACAGCACGAGGCCGCCTTTGGGCACGCTGCCGGTGGTGAATGTTTCGGCCTTGGCGCGCTCCTGCAGGGCGTGTTCGTCGCTGCGGTCGCCTTTGAGTTCCCAGGTCTCACCCAGGGTTTCGTTGACGAAGAGCTGCATGGGGCCGAAGTCGCCCTTTTCGAGCGCGGCTTTGGCGTCGAGCAGTTCGCGCACGATGCTGGGCCAGCTGCGCTGCGGGCTGTAGGCGCTCCAGACGTGAAGGCCCAGGGTCTTGGGTGGGCGGCAGGGGTTGCCCATGGCGTCGCGCCAGGTGCGGTCGTTGCCGTAGCGCTTGCTGGTTTTCTCGCACACCCAGGCGCCTGTGCGCCACACGGCATCGTGCGGGGTGCCTTGTTTCAGGTAGTCGGCCTGGGTGATCTTGCCGTGGCAGTGCGGGCAGACGTGGTGCACGGTCTCGGGCTTTCCGGGCTCCCACTTGAAGCCGTGGGCCTTGTCTTTTCCACCGAATGTTAGCGGGTGTTCGGCGTCGCAGTGGATGCATTCGATGTGGAAACGCACCATGCCTTCGGCCAGCTCGCATGCGGTTTCGGACTGGTCCAGGCCTTTGAGCAGCGGGGTGGTGCCGCCGATGAACTTGGGGTAAGGGGCACCTTCGAGCCGGCCTTTTGCGAGGCCTTTGGCGTCGCCTGTTTTTTCGATGCGGGCGTCGAACTTGGACCATTCGTCCAGGATGGCAACGGCCACGGTGATTCGACGAAACGCCCGCGCGGCCTTGCCGCCGAGCAGGTGCACCACGCTGTTGCGGAACTGCTTTAGCTTGATGGTGTCGGTGTCTTTGGCGCCGGTTTTGCGGGCGCTGCGCACAGCCTCTATCTGGTCGAGCACCGGGTCGATCTCGCTCTTGACGTAGCTGTCGCGGTCGTCGTCGGTGGGCTGCCACAAGGCCAGGTTGCGGCGCAGGTGGGCGATGCAGTAGGCCACGAAGGCGGTGATCATCTTCGTGTAGCCGACGCGCTTGCTCTTGATGATGTAGAGCTCTTCGATCCGGTCGTCGGACATGAAGTCCATCATCCCGATCTGGAACACCCAGGCCACCCAGCCGCCCTTCTGCTGGGACGATTCGCCGGCCAGCAGGAACGACACTGCGGCCCAGTCGGCCAGGCGCTGGCGGGCCTGGGCCTTCATGCCGTCCAGTCCAAGGCGCACGGCGCGCTTGATGGCGGCGGCCGTTTCCCTGCTGATGCCGGGGTTGCGGCTCATGTGGCGGCTCCGGTCCAGATGCCATCGCCATCGTCTGGCAAAAAGGCGGCGAGCGAGTCGGCGGCGTCCAGTGCGTCGCCCTCTTCCGATTCGGCCACGAGCTGGTCGATGTATTCGTCCACCAGGCGGCTGGTGGCGCGCAACCATTCATTGCGGGCCTTGGCATTTACGCCCAGCACGGTTAGCAGCACCTTGTCAGGAATGTCTGGGCAGGCCTTGCGCAGATCGCCCTCCAGCAGGTCGAAGCGGTCTACCACCGAGCTGGAGGCCCGGCCCAACACATCAGCCAGCAAGCCGACCGGGGCGTATTCACCTCGGGCCACGGCGTTCTTCAGGTCCTGCGCCTCGCGCTGCGAACGGGCCAGCGCGGCGCGCTCTTGCACCAGGTCAAGCCCGCCAGACTCAGCCCCCGCACGCCCGGCGGCCTGATCACGCAGCCTGTCGCAGTAAGAGAGCAGCCAGTCATGCGCTGTGCCGCCGCGCTGCATCACACCATCAGCCATGAGCTGGCTCACGCGGGCCTCAGAAACCCC